CACCTAATTGGGCTCTGGGACCCTTTAGACTTGTTGCGAGTGCTTCTTACTATCGTTCTAGGAACGTCCTAAACGCGGCGCGAAACATTGCGCCTGGACAGCGGCGCGATGCCCCTGGTGATCGATGTCCCTGGTGATCGATGCCCCTGGTGATCGATGTCCCTGGTGATCGATGTCCCTGGTGATCGGTGTCCCTGGTGATCGATGTCCCTGGTGATCGATGTCCCTGGTGATCGGTGTCCCTGGCGCGTGGTTCAAGGACCATGGAACATGGGCTATACGTTTGGCTGCTCATGCGCCAAGCGCCTCGCGCCCAAATTAACTGGGCGTCACGGGCTGTCGACACGGACAAGAAAAAACCCGCTAGAAACTAATCCAGCGGGTTTGTTGGTTGGTACGGTTAACGCGTTACAGCGTATGAAATACCCCGTCCGCATCCCGCAAGCTAATCTGAGTACATCCCCCGTTCGGCATTCCGAAGTCGTCCAGGGGCTCGAACCCGTCGAAGTCGCCCCATATCTTCCCGGCGTAGTACAATTCGCTGTCATCGTCATACATACGGAATTCAGTCTCGTTTGCAGTGTGGCGCGACTTGTTAAAAGGACCAGTGACCCCAGTTTCCGCGCCGTTTCCGATATAGTCGCGCGTAATGCACCAAGTGTAATTGCTAGACATACTCAATACTCCGTTTTGTGTTTCGGCTTAATTGCCGTCCCATATATGGCAGACTAGTCCTGGCTATGCAAGGGGGCAATAACGGGTTCCGTTTTGGAGCAGTGTTTTGCAAACTGCTGCGCCTTGTCCCAGGCATTCGACCCAATGGCTTTTGAAAATATTTTTTCCCGGCTGAGGTTGGGTTTATTGGTGTCTGGGTAAATTACCATGTACGCCGCGCCATGATCTTGGATTTGGGTCGCTTCACCATTTTCGTTATATATCGTTCGCATGATCTTCATTGTATTTTTCCTTTGTTAATTGTCATTAGTGAGTAAGGAACACAATATTTTTGGGCGTCGTCCAGCATAAGCCGCATGTTCCACAATTTGACGTCAGGGTATCAATGCCCTTTGCCGCTAGTTCATATGCACCGCGTTTGGCAATTTGTGTGGGGCAAACGATTGCTTTCTTGGCAGTTACCATTGGCAATGCGCGCTCGTCGTCGAATGACAAGGCGGACATGTCATCACCGTTAAACTGACCCGATTGACGAACCATAAACCGGGACGACCGTAATGATAATATGGCGTCGCCGATTGGCGTTCCTGATAAGCGCGCGGTGTAACCATAGACGTTCAAGAACTCAAATTTGTTTAGCATACGCGCCCAGAATGCGACGTATTCGACGCTTGGGAAGTCGCCCAGGATGTGAAGGCGCACCAAGAATGATTTACCTTTCGCGTTATAGAATTTAAGGTCACCTTCAATTTGAGTAATCAAGGCGTCGTCCATTTTGTAGCGAGTAGCAAACGGCATGTTGTTGCCGAAACACGTGGACCAGTGTGCGCAGCTATTATCGCAGGTCGCACGTTCCTCAAGCGTCAGAGTGAATATGCGCGCACCTTTCAAGCGTCCTACTTTGACAACCTTGCCCAGTTTGGCGTTTGTCGAGGCCTTAATTGCTCGTTCTGTTTTCGCCATGCCGTCGCTGACTGATTTTACATTCATCCAATAGACGGACCGGCTGGAAAGTATGGCAGCTTGGGTTTTCGTGACTGGCTTATTCATTATTCTATTCCCTGGTAAAATGTAAGAAGCCCTATATTACGGGTTTTAACCCATACCGCAAGCAAAAAGAAACCCGGCAATTTTGCCGGGTTTTAGGTTTCTCTTTAAGTTAGGCTATGCAGCAAGCAGTTGCCGCGACCCTTCTAACATCTTGTTATATACGACGGTCGAGCGGTGCTGGATGTCATTATGATTAGCATTCGCGCCAGTTGGCTTCAAAGCGTGCGTCGCGCTGTTAAAAAGCCACCAAATATTTCGCCCATTGGCGGTGTGTTCTTCAACGCTACATTCGTCCCAGTCCGCAATTGCACGCCCTAGCTGGGAAGGGCTGAAACCGCCCGCGCGGAATATATCCAGAAGCACGTCGTCACCCTGGTCGCGCGTGATGTCCTGAGCGTTGAAAGCGTCAAAATCTACGGTCAGGCGCTTGCCTGCATGTCCCAAGCCTGATACCGCATCGGCGACCATTTCCGGAATCCGTTCCGAAATGTTTGTTGTTTGCTTGCTGTTCCAATTCCCTAGGTTGCCGTGGAAACAAAGGTTCGAACAAACCATAACCCGCGAACCAATGGCAAGTCCTCTAGATATGCTTTGATCGTGAGCGCCGCGCAGCGCAACAAGTAAATTCCATTTGGTTCTATGCAATGCGGGAACGCCAAACGTAGGCGCGTCCGGCGCGACCGGACGTGAAACGTTAAGCAAACCGAAAAGGCGCATTTCGTCCTTTGTGATCGCGTAGTCTTCCTGTTCGATGGTAAATCCGGCATTCTTGATAGCGTCAACGGTATCATTTGCGAAGGCGTGGAAGGGGTAAGGCGCATGGCGCTTGCCCATCGGTAGAGGCGTTTGCAGGTTTGCCAGATAGTCGCGTTCTACCTTGATGTCCGTGCCGCTATTGTAAATTAATGTAGACATGATTTTGACTCCGTAATATGCCAGGACAATTCCTGGTCTATATAGGACAATATAGGAACCACCTTTATTACGCAACCCTGTAATTAAATAAAAAAAAGACCAGGACGAATCCTGGTCTAGTCTGGTGCGGAGTCAACGCACGTTCACATATTGTCTGGGTTGTAGTGCATACTGAACATTACCGAGCCTTCCGAATTGCACTCCTGGCATTGTTGTACTGTCAGGCTGTCCGCTGTTGTCTCCAGAACGTATCCGTTACCGTGACACCTTTGACAAATTATTAAAGTTGGCGCGCTGTTTCCCGAGGCGCGCACGGCCTCAAGCCAGCGGGTCACTTGCTGTCCTCAAGCCAAAGAGACAATCTTTCGATTGCCCTTTGCAAAAAATCTTCAAACCAGTCCATTAGGCGGCCTCCAATATAGGTAGCGAAGCGTCGCCGGTCTCAGCAGTCCAGCGGTAGGTGACCGGGTCCGACGTTTCGTCCGCGCTATATCCCGTCGGCATGCCTCGTGATACATTGCCTCGGCCAGATGCGTAAAATAGCACTAGACCTCGCGCTGACCTGCCTGACGTCAATGCCAGCCCTGGCAGAGTCCAAACGCGGAACCTGTCCTGCGCGCTTCCTAACGCCTCTACTTTAGTCGCGAACACCTGCGCGTTGCCAAGGCTATCTCCGCTAGCAAATTCGAACATTGGTTTGTAGTTCATCTAAAATACTCCTGTATGTGGGTAGGACTTAACCCATACCAATTTCATATAGGTGAGGTCAACCGGAAAAATGCTTCCCAATCGTAAGGCTCTTCAAATACAGCCAGAGCCTCCACGGCGCTAAGACCATCCATACGCAAATCAACAGCATCGGAGCCAGAAAAAACACTAATATCCAGAGAACCGTCCCTAACGACAATAAAAGCAGGGCCGCTGGCATGCCGACTAAGCCAAGCACATTGATGCGGGGATAGATGGAGCTTACCAGTTGTCGACTCTGAAACCTTAAGCTCGAGGAAACTAAAGACGCCACCTTCCGAACATAGTAGGACATCTGGCACGCCTGGGATTGCCCAGCTTTCAAGTCGCGTGGTTTCAATTTTCCGTGTGCTTCTTTTTAGGCCGTCGCTTATTAGACGCCACAACCCGCTTTCTCGGTTTTTCAGCGCCTTCGACGGCATCTGGTTCTTCGACTTCGACGGCTTCCGGAGTGATGTCAATAACTCTGTCAAAGCCTTCTCTGATACGCTCAAGTTCTTTCTCCACGTCCTCTCGGGACATTTGGTCAATTGATCCTGTTCTAATTTCGCTCTTGCTTACATACAATCCCTCAGCCAAACCTCTGTTTTTCTCGGCCTGCACGGCTGCCGAAAGCGCACCTTGTTGTATACAAATTTCTCTCAGTCTGTGCATGTCTTTGATATGTCGTTTATAAGTGACTCCATATTGCTCATCTAATTCCTCACGATACCGCGCGATTTCCCGGACGACATGTGGACTGATGTTGTTGTTGGTGAGTTCCCAGGCCCTACTGTGCGCACTAGCGGAACTATATCCCGATCTAATCGCTGCCTCTCTGAGCGTGATGAGTCCGTCGTTGCTAACAAGCTCTTTTACGAATTTTTCTTGCCTTCGCGTGAGCTTACGGTCCGGTCCTGTTCTCCCGCCTTTAACGACTTTTCCGGCTTTTTTGCCCCCCGGACCAGGGACGTTCTTATTTGGCAAAATACCCTCCTAAAACAGTGTTTATCCTTTAGTTTCAACGCGGTCCCACCAAGGTCCCACCTCTTTTCGCGCTGAAACAGTTAACTCTAGTTATTTTACACCCTTTTTTCCCAAAATGCACTGTAATTAACGGGTTATTTAGGTCCCACCAGTCGAGAGGTGGGACCTCCCGTGGTACCGCAACAATCCAAAAAACCTATATAGAATATGAGCTTACAGAAAGGTCCCACCAGTCCCACCAGTCCCGCCTAAATACTCGAGGTTTTTATTTTTCTTTTTTCACGATTTTACTACTATAGTGGGACCGGCGGTACTTCTTTTTGAAACTCTTCGAGCAAGCCGTGGGCCGTGGTTATTGTTTAGTTATCTCTGGTCATCTTTTTGCAGTGCTCGTTACCAAACGCCACCATCTTTTCAATCCTATCCCGGACCCCGCCGATACTGTAGCAGGAGTGCTCGTCGCGCAGAGAATGCTTCATGTCGAGCGCAAGCTCTTCTAGCTCAGATGACATAGTAACCCAGTATTCGATGTCATCCTTTTCGTAGGTAATGCCAAAATCCGGGTTCTGATTAATCATCTTCCTGATCTGGTAGTAGTCCGGGTTAGACTTGGGCTTAGGTTTTGTAACGTCAATGTCGGGCCGTGTGACGTTGTCCGAGGTCAGTTCAAACACCTCTGCAACACGAGCCCTTCGTTTCACCTGCTTGTCTCTGATAGAAACGATGTCTCTGATCCTTCCGCAGGTGTATCGTCGTCCACTGACAATTTGCCAGTGCCAGCCCGCTACAATAAGGAATATGCGGCCCGGTGTCCGGTCTTCCTTCGACATCCTGAGCCACGCGGCCAGGGTTGGTCCGGTTGTCCGGCTTAGTCCAGGGTAGTGGCACGCACTCATTGAGATGTTGCAAGCGAGTAAGGCCTGCCGCACCTCTCGAGTATCCGTACCGGTTACCTTCTTGGCTCCTGTCTGTAGCCGGATCAGCCTCGCCGCCTCTCCAGTTGTTAGGTCTGTCAGTGCCGATATTACGGATGGTCCGCAAAATCGGTTTTTGTCTTTGCCATCTTTGATGGTCTGTATCTTTAGTTTAGCCATGGTTGACTCCCTCGTCTGGGCCCACGGCTCACTCCAAGAGTTTTAAATCGTCCTATTTACAATGCTATACAACGGACCTTCCCGGTCTCTTCTTGTAAAATAAGTATAGCAGATAAATCCCATACGTTCAAGGCCTCTAAGTGCGACATAATGACGCACCTTATAAGAACGAATCATAAACATTTGCCTTTGGAAGCATTTCACCCCCAAACCTTTTCCTATATAGTTCCACCTTGGTACCACCTTTGAAGGGATATACCCGTGCGTTCCTTAATCATATTATTTGCAGCGATAGTCTTTAGTTCCTCGGCGCAGGCTGATGTAACGACGTGTAAAGGTAAGTACGCTCTTTGTGCTGCATCGACGTGTCAGCCAACGGGTGGAACGATTTCCACGAGCGACGGAAATTCGTATCCGGAGGTTATTTGTAAGTGTCCTATTTTAAACGGCGAAGCTATTGCTGATCTGACCATGGGGAACATGCAGGGTTCCTGCGACCCTACGGATAGCGAGCATGTCTGGAGTTTGTTTGCCCCGAAGAAGTATTATCCGCAAGAGGCGAGCGGATTTAGCAATCGCCCTGAGAACATGGAAGCTGTGGTACAGAAATGCGACGCAAGCTTGAACCAGGGATATGAGGCCAGTAACTGCTTTAGCTTCAATTGTACGATTGGGCCGGACAACATTGCAATTTGTCGTTGCCCCATGGGCCAAGCACCGTCGAGCACGACGTTTCTGACGGAAGCCGGACAAGGTAATCCGGAAGCTTGTTACCAGCACCCGGTAAGCTTACCTGTCCAAGGACCTTCTCGGCCTCTTATTGTAAAATAAGTGTAGCAGATCATAAACATTGGCCTCTCATCACCCACTGATCGGCCTGTCGTCCAGACCTGTTTTTGGATCGTGTGCCAGACCGCTCGATGCGTCCCAGCCGTTCCAATTCGGACATCCTTTTCCATATGGAGCGACCGAGAACATCCTCAATCTGTTCTGCGGACATGGGTCTATCTGATTTCATCAGCGTCTCCACCACCTGCTTGTGAAGTGACGCTCGGATTTCGTCAGTCATGGATTCTGCCGCCAACATGGAGGTCTCGGGGTCTGTCTTCCTAAACATCAGCATCAGGCCGCCCCCGTCGCCAAATACTCCAGGTATTCGGAAAACGGGGTGACGTCCCTGGTCGTATCAAAAAGATTGTAGTAGCCCGAAATAATGGCTTGCTCGACGTCCTCCTCGGGGATTACCAGGACGTCTTCCTTTCGCATCCCGCTGGCAAGGTAATCGTTGGCGACGGTGCAAATCAATTTGTAGACATATGTCGTCACATTGCCCACATGGTACGTTTTTGACTCCCCCGGAAGATCCCCGGATTTTTTATCAAATGTGCAATGCAGGACCCGCTCCTCGATGCGGAAGACCGGACCAAAATCCAGGTGAAAACTTTCCTCGGGCATCTTTAGGCGGCGTGGGGTCTCTTTGAAAACTGATCCAATAAACATTTTAATATCCTTCTGTTGTAGGTGACCGGGGTTATTGCCCGGCCTCTTCAATAAGTCGGTCGTCTCTGCCGACAAGTTCTTTGCTAGGGTCCGTGGTCTGCAAATCGCAATCTCCACAATAGTAAACCGGCACCCAGTTGACTTCGTACACAAATTCGTCGAGTCCGCCGCATTTTTTGCAGCGTCGGTCTTTATTTTCGGGCATAGAAAATGTGCTCCCCAATTTGCTCTCGCTTAACAAGTACCGTGGCCCATGAGGGCTGAACGCTGGTCGAATGGTAATGCGTCGCGCCCTCCAGACCAGCGACCTCAACTCTTGTAAACAAGAGCAGGTCTGCAATCTTCATCGCCCGGTTCCACGACGTTGGTTCTGAGGGCCGCTCTGTTTTACCGTCACAGTAATATGAAAACTGACACTTGTTCCGGACGGGGTGTCCTTCCCAATAACGCCCCTGGCGCACGACGCTACAAACGTTGTCGGGATATCGCGGACTCCTGACACGGTTTTGTATGACGACGCCAACGGCGAGCATACCAACCCAGCCTTGGTCGCGCGCCTCATAATACATGGCCTCGGCCAAACAACTACGGTCGTCTGCCAGGGCTGGCATTGCCGTCAGGCAGGTCAACGCCAGGGCTAGTGCAATTTTATGCATGGCGCTGGTCCCTCAACAATTGCCGCAGCTTGGCTCGGAAGAACTCCGCGTTGCGCTCCCAGATCGCCCGGCACCGTGGGTCATGGGCCGCGTCCCGCGCCTGAACACACTTGAATACCTTTTGAAGCAGCCTTTCGGGGTATGAAAGCATCATCGCGCTGGCCCCCAGCCGGTGTTCCAACGCCGCCGGTCCACCTTCTCCTTGACGAACTTATCGGATTCTTCGATCCGCGCCCGGTAACACAACTTGTAGTGGCGACGGCAATATGCCCGGGTGGACATGCCCTCGTGAACCGCATCTCCACACGACGTGTATGGGTAATCACCTAGCGGGTACTCGCATCCGACGGCGGTGCTGGTCTTTGGTTCGTCTGGAACGACAACCAGATGCGCTGTGGTATCGGCATGACCTTGAACCAGACCCAGGCGGTTGGCCTTGCCTATGATCGAATTCCGGCTCCTGTTAAGTTTGGCTCCTATGTGACGCGCCTTTTTTCCTGCGGCCCAGAGCGTCCGGAGCGTCTCTATGTCTTTTGCCGTCCAGTCTTTCATTGTAGGTTTTCCTTTATTTCCTGAAGCTTCTCGGCCCAGAGCGTGGCCGCGTCAACATCCGGGGTCATTTTGCGGTGCGTGGCCGGACTGCGGATATCTTCGCATAGCCAACTCACGAAATGTTCCATGGCCCTTGTCGTTTTGTCTTCCATCTCTTTCCCTCCTATATATGAGACTTGTCCCATAATATGAGGCAAAAAAATGAGGGTGTCAACTACCCTCAAATTTCCGGCACCTTGAACCGGTCCTGGGCTGTCTTGGCGCTGGCCCAGGCTAGGGCAATGTAATTGATGGCATCTAGGAACGAATCCTCTTGGCGGTCGCCGGTTGCAATGCGGGCCATCTTAAGCTGCGCAACAAGTAGCATGGCATCACAAGCGTCGATCTCTTTGCCCAGTTGCGAGCCCATCAGGGTCGCCATCGTCCGGCCCACGGGACGAAAGTCGCCATAGGTTATGCCACGCTGCGTCAGGATTTCCGCGCACTTTTCCAGGAGGTCCGCCGGTTGCCTCATCTTACTTTTCCTAACATTGGAACCGGAACAACCTGCTCCTCCAGTTTGCGAATGCGACCCATGGCCCGCAAAAGCGTTCCGCGCAGCGATTTTAGTTCCTTGCGCTGTTCCGCGAGCGACCTGCGTAGCTCTGCGAAACTACCTGCCTTATCGTCCAACGCCCCAACCCCCCTTCGTGTGGAAAACCGTCTCGCAATCGTGGTCCGTGAACAAGTACCACGCGCAATTGTCCTTACCGGACATCTTGGAATCAGGTATCCATTTAACCCTGGCTACCGAAATGATCTTTGCACACTTCTTAAGATACCCGACGGCCTGTTTTGTATGCATCCAGTCCGCATCAAACAGTAGATAGGTAGGTCGGATAGAGGACAGGATTGTAATGAGCGGGTGCAAAATTTTACGGTCCCACGGCGGATTTGTGATGAAAACCTCGGCCACGGTCCCTTTGATGTCCAGGGCATCTTGCCCTGTCACAATGTCCCCGCTCACCACACACTTATGACCGGATTCCTCCAGGTGGCGAATTAGATCACCGTCACCGGCACATGGCTCGTGGAAATGCGTTTCACTTGGAAGATGGCGCATCAACGGTCGCGCCGCCTCGAACGGCGTCGGGTAAAAGTCACGGTCGCGCCGCTCAAAGTCAGACCGCTTGCCCATTTAGACTTTTTTCCGGGGCTTGGGGATGGCCTTACCGAGCGATTGCTCGAGAATGAACGTAAATTGCCCTGATATCGTTCGGTGTTCCTCGGAAGCCAGCCGTTTGAGCACCTTGTAGGACTCAATAGGGATGACGACGCTCTTCCATTTCAGTGGATTCATTTTTAAATATCCTTTATTTCTGGGACACTATCGGATTTGTCTACCGTGGTCAAGGACCCCCAATTAGGTCCTAGCGAGATGTCGCTAGGAGAGGGGACTTCAAGTTGCAGAGCACTCTCCATTATGCTGCACAAATCCTTCGCCTCCTCCAAATCCGAGACAGAGAACGCCAACTCATCGTGAATCTGCACCAACGGTATCTTATTTTTCTGTTTGTACACCGCAGCCATCGCCGCCTTGGTTTGGTCCGCCGCGCTGGACTGGATCAGGCGGTTTAACGCCTTGTATGTGTAAGCGCGCTTAATATTGTCGCCATATTCGATGTTGGCTTCTTCTTTTGGTAGTGCCCGGGCCGACAGGAAAAGGTTTGGCTCCCAGAGATCAAATCGGCACTTGCGACCAAGCAGGGAACGGACAAAACCACCCTTGTCACGGTGTGACACTTTACGTTGCACCGCATCCATCAGTTCTTTTACAAACGGGACGTCATTGTGATACTGGCGCATGAGCCGTTTAGCTTGATCCGTGGACACATCCAACTGTTCTGCAAGCCGGGTTTGCCCCATGCCGTACATGATACCCAGGTTAATCGTCTTTGCCTGCTTCCGAGGAATACCACAAATAGTTGCCACCATCTGGTGAAAGTCGGTCTTCGGATCGGTGCGGTATGCGTTGACGAAATCGTCCGACCCGGTCAGGCCTTTTCTACCTGTAAGGCTTGCAAAGTGGACGAGGATGCGAGGCTCTTGTTGGTCAAAATCCATCGACGCCCACTGCTCCCCCTCTTCCGGCAGGAACAGCCCCCGTATCTTCCGGGACATCTCGGGGTTGCGGGCCGGGATTTGCTGGAGATTCGGGTTCGACATGCTGATGCGCCCGCTGACCGTGCCGCCTCCTTCCGAACGTAGCTGATTAATATGACCGTGGATGCGGCCTTTCTCGGTGTATCGCGTTATGCTGGACAAAAATGTATTGCCTACCTTGTCGTATTCGCGGGCGGCGGCAATTTTCTGCGCAATGGGGTGTTCGTGCTGCGACAGGAAGTTCTTTGTAAACGACGGCAGACCCGTTTTGGTGCGGCCATACGGTATGCTTAGATGGTCAAACACTTTTGCAATGCTTGCAGCAGCCCATAATTCGAAGGAAAGCCCCGTCTCCTTCTTGACCTCGGACTTTATGCCTTTGACCACGCCAATAAGCTCCTGCTTCAGGCGCTCGGCCTCGTCCAAATCCACCCGGATACCCTTCCAGGTCATCTCGATGCACAGAGGTAAGACCTCGGTCTCCATATCAAATATTTGCCACAAATCCTGCTTCGTAAGCTCCATCTTGAAGACCTGCCACAGGTCGAGCGTAAGCTGTGCGTCGGCCTCGGCGTACTCACCTACGAAGCAGGCAGGAAGTTTGTAAAGCTCGGCTTTCGGGTCCACGCCAAACTCTTGCGCGGCTTCTCGTAGCGCGGCTTCTGACTTCATCAAACCCATGTAATCGTAGGACACGGCGTTGAGCGAATAGCTAAAGCGGTTTTCATTGAGCAATGGCGCGGCGAGCATCGCGTCGATCATCTTGCCTTTGAGGTCAATCCCAATGCGCTTGAGCCAGCCCACGTCGTAGGCGGCGTTGAAGAAAATCTTGTCCGACGGGTGGCTCGCTATCTCCTTCTGAAACCAGCGCGTGACAATGCCCCGGTCCAGATTACCGCCGCCCTCGTGGGCAATGGGCAGGTAAGCATTAAACCCTTCGTATGCGACGGCAAACCCGACGACATCGCCGTGGCCGGTAGCCCACCCTGGACCGTGGGACTTGAGCCGTGGGTCTTTAGTCTCCAGATCAATGGC